AGGTGTAGCTCTCATGGAGGAGCTGCTCAAAGAGCTTCGGGAGCTCTATCCCGAACTGAACCGCCGCAACGCCGAGGTGGCTGCGGAGGTCAAGAAGTACGGGGAGGCCGCGGCCGACCTGAAGGGCAACCTCGACGAGATCAACGAGCGCATCTCGAACGTCGAGGCTGCGATCCAGACGAAGGCGGCCGATCTCCGCGCCGAGGCAGACGCGAAGGACGGCCTCGACCTGAAGGCGGACGCGAAGCTCGTCAGCCGCGCTTTCGGCCGTGACATCGGCCGCGAGATCACCGTCGACGAGTACAAGGCGCACCGCGAGGCGTTCCAGGTGTGGATGGAGAAGGGCGGCAAGATCGACCGGATGCCCGAGACGGAGCGCAAGAACCTCGTCGAGGACGCGACGGGCGAGATCATCGTCCCGTTCGACCTCGTCGCTGGTGTGTACCGCCAGCTCCCCCAGCTCAACGTCATGTACAACCTGTGCTCGGTTCGCCAGACGACGCGGGACAGGCTGTCGCTGCGTGGCCTGACCGAGCTGTCGGTCGGGTGGGGCAAGCTCGAGACGGGCACCGCCCTCTCCCCGAGCTCGTTCACCCCGTCGCAGCAGTACGTGTATGTCGAGGATCTGTACGGCATCACGAAGATCGGTGAGGACGAGCTGATGGACACCGACATCGCGCTCGACCAGATCGTCGGCGACTCGTTCGGCATCGCCGTCAACAACTCGATCGAGACGGCGATCCTCAGCGGCACGGGCCACGGCTCGTCGCAGCCGGAGGGGATCATCACGAACGGCACGACGGCGACGATCGACGGTTCGCAGATGGTCAACAAGGCCGCTACGGACGTGACCACTGGCACGATCGTGTGGCAGGATCTCGTCGGGCTCGAGTTCTCGGTCGTGAAGCCGCAGTACGCTCGGAACGGTTCGTATGTGGTGAACCGCGGCACCGCGAAGGCGATGCGGCTGTTCACCCCGGCGACCGGCACGGCGTTCCCGCTGTGGCAGCCGGCGCTCGAGCAGGGCACGCCCCCGACGTACAACGGTTACCCGGTGTACCAGTCGGTCGCGATGCCGACTCTCCCGACGACGGCGGGCACGAAGACGGTCGCGCTGTTCGGCGACTTCAAGTCGGCGTACCAGATCGTCGAGCGGCTCGGCATTAGCCTCATGCGGCTGAACGAGCTGTACGCCGAGTCGGGCCTCGTCGGGTTCCGGGTGCATCGCCGGATCGGCGGCGCGCCGATTCGTGGTGAGGCGCTCGCCGCTCTGACGAGCACGCACACCTGAGCCGATGCTCTCTGTGGGCCGGTGTGGAGGGAGATAGTGCCCGCCATGCCGGCCCTTCGGCCATCCTGACACGTATGGCCGAGAAGGATCCAAGCAGAGTGTCCGAGGCGCGGAAGCAGGGCGCGGCGCGAGACGCGGTTGTAGAGCCGGACGCGCCCCGGCACCCCCACCCCGCGGCTCGTCGGCTTACCCGGATGCTTCGCGGCCCTGAGAACGCCGCTCACTGCGCTGCGTGGTGTTCGGCGGAGTGCCGCGACAAGGGATGCAAGGAGGCGTCGTGATCTTCCACTGGCTCGTTATCGCTGTGCTCGTCCTGTTCGCGCTGTGGCTGCTGAAAGGGATCGTCGGCCGGTGAGCAGCCTCGCCCGTACCGTCGACGCGGCGTCCGAGCCCGTCACCCTCGCAGACGCGAAACTGTGGTGCCGCGTCGACAACACGGCCGAAGACTCGGTCATCTCGACGCTCATCAGCGCCGCCCGCCAACAGGTCGAGACGGACACGAGCACACTCCTCGGCGCGCAGACGTGGGTGTGGACGATCGACCAGGTGTTCCGCCTGCCGAAGATCAGCGACGCGGTGATCGCCGACCTGCGTTGGAGCGACGGGTCGTCGGGGTGGAGCGAAGCGGAATGGCCGTGGTTCCTGTGGGGCCGACGCTTCCCCGCCCTCCGAGCACCAGTCACTCCGGTGACGAGCGTATCGTCGATCACGTACCGCCAGGCCGGGGCCGACGTCCAGTATGACTTGACGAACTTCCGCGTCGGCGGCCTCAGGGACTTGATCTTCGGGGATGGGTTGCCGATCTCGGATGAGCAGCGCGACGCCGTCACCATCACCATGACGGCGGGGCTGGCCGCTCCGCCCTCGAAGCTCGTCCAGGCGATCAAGATGCTCGTCGTGCATTGGTATGAGAACCGGGTGCCTGTGCAGATGGGGACGGGTCGGGGTATCGTCGAGATCCCGCTCGCCTACCAGATCCTTGTGGGCGGCTCGCGCTCGTGGAGTCTTTAGGTGGCGAAGGCGCAGGACGCGTCGGATCTCCGCCACCGCGTCGCGCTCCAACAGCCGGCGGACACGCCCGACGGCGCAGGCGGCTACACCCGCGCCTGGACGACGATCGCGACGGTATGGGCACAGGTCACCCCCGGAACCGGCGGCGAACGCGTCATCGCGCACGGCCTCCGCGAA